CTTTAGTTGAACCAAAGTAGTTTAAGTTAGCAAATAAAGTGCTTACAGTGTCAAAAGTAGCAGTACCATCAACACTAAGCCCATCGGCAACAACATTACCAGTAACGTCTATGCCTGTGGAGGTGGTTTGAAACTTACTAGCTCCATTATGAAACAAAGTAACGCCAGAGTTGGCAATGCAGTAAAGATAAACTTCGCTCTCTGCACTCTGCAAGAAAATATCAGTAGCTTGAATTGATAAAGAACCAGTACCCAGCTCTTTAAGAAACGCATTTGTGCCATCACTGTAAATCTCTAAATTGTCAGACGCACCAAAGGTAGCTTTGTCATCCGTACCAAAAGAAATACTGTTACCGCCAGTAGTGTTACCGTTGGCAAGGACTTCAGATAGTGTGGCAGCTCCAACCTGCGAGTCCACATAAGCCTTAATAGACTGCTGTGATGCAACCTTTGTACTGCTGTTAGATGCCATGTTATCTTCATCAAGAAAAGCAGATCCACTAAGGTCTTGATTTAAGATTGGGCTAGTTAATGTTTTGTCGCTTAGAGTCTGGGTGCCTGTCAGCGTTGCAACAGTGTTGTCGATAGAGAAAACATAGTTAGTAAGGTCAAGGCCCGTTCCTGCCGAGTAATCACCAATAATAGACTGACCAGCTTCAGGTGCACCAGTGGTCGCGTTAAACTGCAAGTAACGGCCTTTACGGGCATCCTTTGAGGGCAACGTCATAGAGATGCTAGGCTCAGACTCAGGAAGTCTCATGCTTCTATCAATGGCGTTCTCATTCTGGATAGCGCCAATATAAATCTTATCGAAGTCAGAGTTTACTTCACCAGCCAGGAAAGCCCCGCCTTCTTGGTAGTTAGTATCCCGAGTAACAGGCATAGCCAGGTAGAGGGCAATTGCGTCACTGGCAGTAACGCCAGAGTTAAACGTAACCGTACCGCCAGTAGCAACGCCAATATCAGACACGCTGTATGCTGATTGCACTACGCCATTTTTGGTTACAACAAGGTCTGTAGAGGCCAATACCTTAAAGGTATAAGCAAATTGGGTTTGTCCGCTAGATGCGATGTAATCATTACGAGTTGTTGTTGCTGAAACTGTCATTTATAGCCCCTTTTAATTGGCTTGATTATACTACAAATTGGTTAATTTTTATACAGCTACTCGAGGACTTCAAGAGGAGTCTCTCCTGGCTCCCACCAATATCCTTGACCGTATTCTTGCATTCGCTTCTTTCTCATTGAGGCTAGACTTTTTTCAAAGTTAGGGTCAGCCATCATCCTAATATTGTCAAACATAGAGTCCATCAGCAATTGCGTCTGCCACACCCCAGGAGTTATGTCTTCAATAAATTTAGTAGCCTCGCCAAGAACATTGGTTTCATCGCCCACTACGGCTTGACGGAGGTTTCCCAGAGTAAGGCTAAAGGTATCATTAACTAAACTACCCATTGGCCCTGCCAAGCTTTCAACAAATCCTTTGCCGTAACGGTTAACGTCTGAAAGAATAAAGTCCCCAAACAGTCCAAGCCCTCCACCTTGAGTTAGTGCTGCGCCCCAAAAAGCACTATCCATATCTCTTGTTTCACGACCTGCGGCTACATCCTTTACCTGTAAAGCAAAAGCCCCTAGCAAAGTTGTACTTGCCAGCAGTGAACCTAGATACTGAACTCGACCGCCAATTGTGGCTTGCGTTGCTCCCCGATAAAGATGCGTAGTTATCATGGTAATAGGGAATGATTTAATCATCATTGCTGACCTAGAGATTTGACCCCACGCAGTTCCTCGCTCTAACCCTCCGGTAGCAATAGCCCTTTCCCTGGCACCTGGAGTTGGAACGGCGTAATCAGTCTCTTGCAAAATCATAGCGTGAAACTTCATGCTCTTGTCTGCCATTAAATCAGCAACTTGCGCTCCCTGTAAACTTAAAGGTTTTGTCTTCCTAAAGCTATCCCAGTCTTGCTTGTCAATGCCATAAGTCTTAAAAGCGCGCTGAACAGAAGGGTGTAGCTCGTCTATTGTTTTCCCAAAGTTATCGGACAACATTCCAGCAAACTCAACTCCAAAAGCTTTACGCCCAGATTCAGTCCACGCTTCAAGCCCAGACAATCTTAAAACCGCCTCAGCAGTCTTAGCACTAGCGCCAGTGCCATAGGTGTCAGAGAATCTATTTGCAGAATGTGCTCGGCCATACCAAGAGTCTAACGCCAGTCCCATTCGAGCCAGTATTTTTTTATCTTCCTCACTAGATGTAAGCATAGACATATGACGCTTAAATACTTTAGTCATAGGTATGTTGTTGTAGTGAGCTGTTACAGCCGCTGTAGCAAGATCCGTAAAAGATGACAGTGCCGCCCCACCTAGTTTAGATGCAACCTGTAGGTTTCTAACAAACTGCATTCCATCAGCTAAACTTACCATCTGACCGCCATTAATCTCACCACTGACAGTTTTGTAAACAGCGTCCATCATGCTTAAGGATGTTTCGCCTATAGGCTTGTTCCTTTCCGCCTGAATTTTCCTGGCTTGAAATTTTAATGCGTCATACATTACCCGAGGATTAGTTCCTAATGTCTCAATCATGGCTATGTCAGTAGCTCGACCTTGAATGTGGTCGCTCAGAGTAGTTAACACATCACCTTTACCAAACTTGTTTTGATAAGCAATCCAGTCATCTGCGCTTTTAAAAAACAAAAACCGTTGTTCAGAACCTTTGCGAGCTAATTTTGAGCCTAAACCTCTAGGAACAGATAATCCTTTGGCTTTGTTCATGCCTCCAGAAGATATGGTTTGATAAACATAGTCTAAACCTTCGTCAATCTGCGCGTCAGTTAAAGGCTTTCCATTGTCGTCCAGCATCTTTGACCTGTCTAGCTTGCTAGATATAAATCCTTTCCACTCTTCTGGGCCTGCATTCTTAATTAGACGCATGTCGTGGTTCTGAGGAAACAGCCAGTTCTCGTTCTTGGAGATACTGCCGCCCTTTTTGTTGAAGTCAACGCGCAGATCCTCGGCCAATTCCATCCAATCTTTTGCTATCTTTTGAATCTTTGGGTCGCTAACAGTCTCGCCATATACGGCCTTAATAAACATATTTAGGCTTTCTTCGTCCTGCGACAATCCCAGCATCCGAGTTCTAAACGTAGACAAGCCATCAGCAAACTTAGCCATGTACTGTTTTGTGTACGCACTGCTTAACAGGTCAATATTCATGTACCCTGCTTTACCAGTAATGTCACGCCCAAGCAGCGACATAAGGCCAACACCTGCACCCTCTGGATGGTTTTTGATCTTGTCCAAGGCAACAGAGATACGCACAGCATCTACAGCTTTTTCTCGCTGAACACGGCTAACCTCTTCAACCATATCTTGTATTTCAATCTCAGGGTCATCAGATTCTCTTAGGCGATCTGCAACCTGCTTATTAATCTTTTTTCCTTTAATAGCTTCATCGATGCAGTATTTAAAACTAGCCAATTGAACACCTCATTATTGAATTTAATCCTTCAAGCTCATCATCAAGCTCTTTCATAATTGGCGCGGCATCTACTAGCTCGCCGTCTACAATAGCCATTTTTGTTTCAAGTTGATTAAACAATGCCATGTCAGAATCATAAGCTTCATCTAACCCTTTGTCGCTAAGATCCTGCCTCTGCATAGGAGTCGTACTAGCCTTAGCAGCCTTAGGCCTTGCAGGGCCAATGTAATCATTGTAACTTAAAGTTGGCGCATCCATCTGAACTCGGAACGCCTCATCTGCGCGAAGCATTGCCACATCAAGGTCAATGTTCTTTTGGAAAAGGTCTTCAAAAATACTATCAAGGCCATCTCGGTCAATAGCAGCCTGATCTGTTAATCGATTTCTTACACTATTTAAGTCGTCTATTTTTGCTGTATTGGTTACGTCTGTTTTTGCTATTTCGTCATCAATAGCCTTAACAGCAACATCTTTAGCTTCATCTAAACTATTAATAAGCTTGTTACTGTATTTTGCGTAACTCTCTAATGCCAGCTCTGATGCTCTAAATCCCTTCCGCAGCCTCATGCTTTCAGCCATCTTAGCCAGAACAAATACTGCTTGAGTCTCTGGAGTGCTAGGGATGTTAATGTAATCATCTAATTGTTGCTGCAACTCAGGGGTAAGCTTACCCTCTTCAAGGCGAATAATGGCCTTGTTGTATTCTCTTGTAGCTTGCGAGTCATCTAGCAACTTTTGGGTTCTTGCTATGTTTGCTTCTAGGGTTTTTGCTCTAGCTGCATCGCCTTTAATTTTTCCCCTTTGAACCTTTTGCTTTGTTACACGAGCTGACTCACCCTTCTGGGCTTCAACTTTGGTTGGCGGTTTCTTGGCTTTGGCTAAATCAAACTCTAAGCTTCTTAATTCTCCACGCAACTTCTTTTCTTCGCCGCGAGTCAGCTTTTGACCAGCAGGGCCGATTAACTTTGCCTTGGCTTCTTTAATTAACTCTTCTTTAAACTTGCCAATATTCTCAAATGTTTGTGCTCCAGCAGGTCTGCCAGCAATCATTGGCGACTTATATGCTATTGGTGCTTGAGGAAATACAGGGGCAAACACGGGAGCTGTAGATTCGGCTGTCTTAGCCAAATAACCAGATATGCCCCCAGCAGCACCACCTAATACACCAGCACCAATAGCCGTAAATGCTATGGCCTGAATAGCATCACTTACTTCATACGGCGATCCAATGTCATGCTTATGCTTATATACTAAAGGCTGTATAGCGGCCTCACTAGCAATAGCCACAGCAGATGCGTTTCTAGCTCCAATCAAAGCTCTAGATAATACGCTCATGCCTTTTACAGCAGTTCCTACACCACCAAAAGGAAGTGACGCGACATTAACCTGGTCAGTCATGTATCCGCTTGTCATGCCTAAAAACTGAGCAAAGCCACTACCCCTAGCCATAACGTCTTCACTTTCATTGCGGCGTTTCTCTAGCAGCTCATTACGCTCAGTAAAAATCTGCAAGTCGGACTTAACAAGGCCAGTAGCTGATGAAAGGTTGTCGTAGTTTACAGCCCCAGTATCATCTATGTATTTGCTTACATCAAAGCCCTCTTCCCTGAGCTTTTTCATTTTCTCTCGCCTAATAGCATACCCTTCATTGTTCATAAGGCTAGATGTAGACAATCCCTCATCACGAGTAAATCTAAAAGCAGCGCCCAGTGTTTCGCCAAACGTAGGGGACGGACTAAAATCCATAGCCCCAGTCTGGTTCATTAAATTCCTATAATCTTTATTTGATAACAAAGGCATTGATTATTTCCTTAGGGCTGAATATCCATGACTGGTACGCCTGCACCTGATACTGGAGATCGCGCATATCTATTAATTCTGGCATTTATATCAGCTCTCATGCCAATAACATCAGATTGGTCAATAGTGAACTCGAGTGGAGTTACATTATCTTTGCCAAATAATGCCGAGCCTGTGACAGGATCAATAATTATGTATTTATTTTTTCCAGGAACCGCCTTGATTGTACCTTGGTGAACAGCTTCAAGAGCTTTGTTTCGAGTAACTTTAACAACTTTGCTTCCAGTTAAGCCTCCACCTTCAAACTGTGTTTCAGTATATAAAGAATCTGCGCCACCAGCTTGCTTAAATTGCTCTTGTGTCATGTTGTTAAAATAATCTTCAAGCCCTGAAGCATCAACGCCCTCTGGAAGCTGAGTGATAACGCCTCTAACCTTCTCAATGCCGCCAGTAACAGCCTGAATAGCTTCTTTAAATTTCCCTGAATCATACACATCTGACCCTAGCTCAACAGATCCATAGTAATAATCTACGGCTGCCTGCATAACAGTATCGGAATCATCTGGCCCGTACACATTACCCGTAGCATCAACAAAATCTTTTCTAAAGTCATCAACTTTTATCGGTTTGACAAGACCAGCGGAAACTTTGTCTTGCCCATCAAAAGCAATATTCATAACTTGCTCATTGCCTAGTGCGGATAATTGAGCAAATGCCCCCGCGCCTTTACTGGCAATCTGCCCCCAAACCCCAGGCGTGTCTTTAAAGATTCCAGCCAAACTAATCTTTTGCTTGCGATCTAAGCTAGGCAAAATGTCAGTTAACATTCTAGCTTCAGGTGCAGATAAGGGGGATATGGCATAACCATACTGCTCCGATAATACCGCTGATTGTTGAATGCGCTTTTGAAAGTTAGCTTGGTTTTGCAGATATTCATCTTCAGGCGTGTTAGGATCATCCTGTAAAAGCAGTGGATCAAACTCAACCTCTTCTACAATTCCCTGCCTAACAGCAAAGCCATAAGCATCTGCTTGGACAGCACGGTTAATAAAGTCTTCTTGCTCCTGCATGGCTTTTAGAATTTCAATTCCATCTAACCCTAAAGATTCCGCCGCACTCCTTAACTTAGCTCTTTCTGATGCTGTAGATAACGAATACTTAGCAATTTCTTGCGCCTGTAAAACCTGCTCCTCAAACTTAGTTCCTGCAACCCCAGCCATAACAGCAGCAGTTTCGCCTTCATCAACAACAAAACCGCTGCTTACAGACTTTACATAATTGTCGGCTTGTTGCTGGGCCTCTTTAGTAGCAGCAGCCTGAGCAGATTCAACCCTTGACTTTGTCCGGCCAAGAGAAGTCTGAGCATTTGAGACAAAAGCATCCCATTCAGCAGGGTCGTAACCCTTAGGCACTTTCTTTTGCAATTCGTCAAGCTTAGAAAATGCAGCAGAAATACCATCGGTTTCGGCAAGTCTGTCTAATTCTCCAGTTATTTTATTTTCATACAGTCCGTTCTTAACCTGTCTTTTACTGTTTGTTATTTGTGCAGCAAACTTAGGGCTAATTGCGGCCAACGAATCTTGATCTGCATTAACTATTTGTAACTGTGTAGCGGCCCCTTCAGCATCTCCTGCACGAGCTAGCCTGTTAGCTTCTCTAATTCCAGCGTCAATGTTGTCGCCTATAGTGACAATGTTCTCGTTTGTTTTTTTAACTTCATAAGCTGACTGAATTCTTTGTTGAGAAGAAAATGCGCTTCGTGTTAAAAAGTCATTCATATCTGCTGCAAGCACAGGGTCTTTAATTGCGCCAAGAGTCCCGCTAATGTAATTATTAGCAGCCTGCTGAAACATTACAGGGTCGTCTTTATATTCTGTAGCAAACGTAGAAAGGATTTGTGTAGATTGCGCGCTTACATTAGACCTATAAACAGCTTCATCGTTACGCTTTAGCTCTGCTGTTTTAGCCGCAGCAGCTTGGTTTTGCGCTTCAGATCCATACCCAAATACACGCTCTTTGACAGGAGCGTAAGTAATGTTGCCAGCTTCATCTACAGTTCTAGCTTCCTCTGCCTCCTGAGCCCCTCGTTTAGCCCCTTCACGGACTGCAATAGGTTTTCCTATAGCCAAGGCAGTACTAGCAACAGTCTCGCCCAAACCGGCCAATGCGCGCATCTTATCAGCAGCAGACGTATCCAAGGATGTAGGGGTAAACTTACCGTAATACCCAATTCGTTCTTGTGCCATTATTTAATCCTTTGCGTTTAGTGCAGCAGCTTGGCCTATGCCAGAAAGCAAAGTGGAGCCAGCCTGAAGAGTAGCAGCAGCCCTGACATTTTTGCCCTGACGTTTTAATTGGGCTTGAGCAAGTCTGTCACTCATCTTGAGCATACCCTCACTCATGCCTATATTCTTAGCGCTTTCTAAAGCAATACTAGCAGGAGTTCCTTCCATGCCTACGTTGCCAGCAGCAAGGCCTACAGTGTTAGCTGCAAGGGCTTTTGACAGTTGTTGCTGACGCTCTAGCTCACGGCCCTCAGCGGCAATCTTTTCTTGTCTAGCCTGCTCTTCTAAAGCATCTTGCTGCGCCTTACCAGCCTGAATTTGACCGTAAGCACTTACAGCAGTACCTACTCCCATTGCTACTGTCGCTGTTATTAACCACGCCATTATATATCCTCCGACTGTATTAAAGCCGCCTCTATCTCTTTAATGTTTGTTAATTCGGTAGGGTGAAAATTTACCCACACACAATCTGTTTCAGCATAAATAACACGCTTAGTACCAGGTATGGTCTCGCCTATATAAGGAGCTTCAATCTCTACAGTCTCATACTGGCTAGATACCTTACACTTGCCCTTGACTACCATATACAGGTGTTGAGACTTGTGTAGCGCCCCTACGACCACCGTACCAGCAGGTATAAACAATTCTCTGGCATACATACCGTCTGAGAAATGATGCCTAGTTTCGCCTGTTACTTGAGGCATATCCTTAATAATATCTTGTAGCTTGTAAATACTGTCTTGTGTTGCAACATTACTCACGAAGATTCAACCTCATACTCAATAGCTTGCAGGTGGAACGGTGTAGCATTTGGCGCTGTAATCAAGGGTACAACTTCTGTACTCCAGCCATTACCTCCGTTGCGGTCTTCTATAATACCAGTTTTAGGTGTAACAGCGGTATTTAAAGGACTGTTTGCACTTTCTCCAAACTCTCTTACAGCTACAGGATTGCCATCAATGTACACACCAGACGTATCAAGTACACGCAAGTTTATGCGAGTAATCTTCTTTTCTTTCATTGCATTTTGTCCGCTACGAGTACCAGCATTGGTATTCAAGGGCATTGACTTAAATGAGCAGGTGAAGTTGAGACCTACCTGAATACTATAACTTTGATAAGCCTCGCCAAGTTCAGCTTGCGTAAGAACTATATCCCCCACAGAAGATACAACTCTGTTAGCAAGTAAAACACCGTTAGAAATAACGCCTACTGTTTGACCTTTAAACCTCAGGCCTATATTTATAGAAGTAGATCCTGGAAGGATAGTACCCGTGTACTTTTTGGCCGAATCAAACATGGCGCTAACATCCCACTTCTCTAATGTTTTGTAAGTGTTACTGTCAACTCCATTTGTGCTTTTTACTATTACATACAACTCCTTTCCTACAACAGAACAGGATTCATATTTAGTAGTATTGTTTGCGTCAGGGTTATACAAAGTCCATTTTGTAAATCCATTGATGTCTTGCGATCTAACCGTATTTAATACAGCAGCCGACCCATCCTGATTAATGATAAACACCCATGCAGAGTCCTCTGAGGATGTTCCGTCAAGAGCAGCCATGTCTAGAGGCTTATTAATCAAATGAGAAGACAGGACGGATATGTCGTTACTGGTATAAGCATCTTCATTGAAGTTGTACAGGTATTGACGTAGCGTGTTTCCATTCCCGTTAACAAATAAAGTTGCGCCGTCTAAAGCCTTGGACTCCAGGTTAAATGACCCAAGCTGCGTTTCTGCCTTAATATCAATTGTGGCCGGAGTATTGCCTTTGACAATAAATTCAGCGCCAGAACAAAAAACTTGCAAGCCACGGTCAGGGTTAACATCAACAATCTCAGTGAGGTTGCGAGAGTCAATAGTAACAAAGATGCCCTCATCATCAGCACCCTCTTCAGAGAAGAAGTTAAACAAGTCACCTGATTTAGATGCAAATAAGCTTTGACGTTTAGACTTGGTACCACCTAACCATAGCCTTCCCTCGTTAAACGCACCCATTACAGGGTAGCCTCTATTAGCGCTCCATACATCTTCTTTTCTAGATACCCCTACTGCTGTTCTAGAGAAGTTAATTCCGTGATTGCCAGTAGAGCCGGATGTTTGAAAGCCTGAAAATAATTTTAGTGGTTGAGCAGATTCATTGCTAATTGTGATTGTGTATACATATCCAGAGCCAGTTACCGAAACGCCGGTCTCGCCAAAAATAGGCATTTCTTGTAGATTTTTCTGCAAATTAAAAGCTGTAGATTCGCTTTGTGCTCCAGCGCTATTACCCGCAAAAGAAATGTTTTTACTTAACACGCCTTCAATGTCAATTTGATAGCGGTCGCCTGCTACAAAGGAGTTAGCAAAAGTAACGACTTGAACCGCGCTAACGGGCGTAGGACTGCTTTCATCATTGTAATCATATTGAGGTACATTGCTAAACGGGATAGGCCCAGAAACAAACTCAGTACCCCCATTAAAAATAATACGTTGCGGCTCGTAATCTTTATGAAACATTAACATGACATTTTCTGTCTGAGCATCACGAACTTCTGAAACAGCAGCGCCATTGTAAGGAAGCACTACGTCAGAAACAAAAACAGTCTCTGAGCTTCCAGCGTGCGGAGTTCTGTAAACACGCAAATTCTTTGCAGTTAACACGCCAAGGTAATGCTCATCAGATCCAACACTGAAATCAAATGTTTTTACGTCAGTAGGCTGACCCACTGATGTTTTAAGGTTGAACTCGCCAACTTTAATGGCATAAGCATTGTAAGCCGTTAAGTCGCAGACAATACGGAAACCAAGGTAGTTAACAGTGTTAGGGAACGTAACTCGCTTGCTAGTGACATACTTGTCGCTAATCACAAAAGAAGAAATGTCAGTCCATTGAGTTGAGTCGCTACCGTGTTGTAATTTTACTGTGGCGTTCTGTTCGGCTACGCCAGTGTTTACGATAGAGATGTTTTTAATATCAATAAAGGCAGGCTGAGGGGCGCTTGTAAACGTGTACTCAGAAATTGTTTTAAACGTGCCTGTCCAGCTCGTATCAGTTACAGCATACGTTTCGTCGTTACCATCGTTAATAAGATAGCCATTGCCGCCATTGGGCATAGAAGGAAGCTGAGGGTTCCGTACCAAATCGGCTAATGGAGTGTCTATCTGATATGTACCAGGTCTGCGCTTTATACCACCTTGAGGAACAATGACAACGTTCTCTGCGGTCTGCCCGCCTTTGTAGTATTGATCAAGATCAGTACGACCTTTGATAAGAGGGGATAACTCACCACTAGCAAAACTGCTCTGTAAGAATTGAGACTTAGGCATAATTTTCCTTTAATGGTAAAGTTTTAGCGTCTTACGTCAATAAACGGTCTATCTTGAATAGGTGTCTGAGGGTGTTGTTGCGCGTCAGTAAACCTAGCCATACGAGAAGCGTTCTGATACTGGTTGGCAAGCAATTCCATGGAGACTGCGCTGTCTCGGATAGATGGAGCGAAGTCCATACCAAGGGCGTACTCAATCATCTTTGAGAAGTACACCGGCCATTCATGCTCAGGAGTGTTTGCAATGTAATCGCAGTACAGCGGCCCTGTATAGTTGCAGTAAACTTTGTCACCAAGAACTTGGTAGTTAGTGCCAGGGTTTATCTTGATCAACACCAACATATCAGAAGGTAATTGATAGACTGATTGCCACTCTGTACCTACAGGCACCTCAGCCGTTAGACCTAGCTGCGCTTTTCTGCGAGCAAAGCCCCATCGGTATTTGGTTAATTCGTTTTGTACAATGTTATCGTATAAGTTTCTAGCTACAACTTTAGATCGCTCATTGCCGTCTAAAGATGTTACAGGCAAATCGCCAATTAAAATTAAAGCGTTAGAGATTAACTGTATTTTAGAAGACATATAAAACCTATAGTATAAAAAAAGAAAGGGGGCCGAGACCCCCATTCAGTTACAACATTACAACATTAAGCAGTCTGGGTGTATTGAACCTTAACGATGCCGTCAGTGTCGCGAGCAACAGAGCCAGCTTTCAACATGCCGTTACACAACCAAGAGGTGCGCTCAGGAACCCAATCAACGTCAGTCTTCATGTCAATACCGATAGCCAGGCCAACAGAAGGACGGGCAAAGAAGTAAGAGTCAACTACGTTAGAAGCGACAGTCAAGCCACCTTCTGCACGATCTTCAAGAACAATAAACTTAAAACCAGCCAAAGTATCAACATCACCATTGACCAAAGCCTTAACAGCTTGATAATCAATGCTAGTGATTTTGTCGTCATTCAGCATACCACCAAGACCCAGCGCGTTTACAGCAGCAAACAGCTCAGAGTTAGGCACACCTTTCTGACGCAGAGCTACCTGAGCCTTGATGATTTTAGCCATGTTCAAGTTTGAAGCAGTTCCACCAACACCAGTGCCGACAGTAGCGGCATAAGCGCCAGCAGCGTCCATTGCATCAATAACAAGCTGATCACAACGACGACCAAGGGCATTTGCGATGGTGCTTGCAAGCTCTTGCTTCTCGTCAAAGTTTA